GTTCTTCTTCCCTGCCTCCTATCTGACCAACTCCTCCACTTCCACCTGTAGCTTTAGGTTTATCAGCTAAAGGTGTAATTTGATTATGTCTACCTTCATCAATTCCTACACCTTGTGGATTTTCTTCAGTTATTCCAAACAAGGCATTATAATCTTCTTCTGATTCTTGCTCTACTATATTTCCTGCTTCGTCCATATAATCTAATTCCCTTGGTCTTCTAGGAACATATGTTCCTTTTGTAGGTGCAAGTATAGTTTCTGCCATATTATCTCCTTATAATATTTATGGTGCTAAAATACTAGCCGATAGTGGATCTCCTGCCATAAATTGTCTTCCATATTTCTTTTTTCTTCCACCTTCAGCAACTTTTCCCTGTTGTAAAACTGCTTCTCTTTCTTCAGGAGTTGTTAAGATAGTTCCATCCTCAGTTTCATCATCTGTAGTGTCGTGGAATGGTATTTCGCTTTTTATGAAACTTTTTACTCCACCTTCAAAATCTTTATAAGTTTCCTGAATACTTGTAATTCCTTTTTCTATATCACTACCTTCGTATATGTCTGATACCTTGTCCGCAGTTTCACTCGTCATGCCTGTTGCCTCTGCTATTTTATGATTATGCGGTACATTAAATCTAGCCCACGAAGGGCCACCTTTTTTTGTATGAGCTTGTGCCACTTCACCTTCATAGTCAAATGACTTTGAATCTGTCTGGACAAGTTTGTCATCTTTCCAGATATAGTTTACTTCTGTATAGATTTTCATAGTAGTTTTTTATTGAGAGTTATAGGTTCTTTCTTAACAAGATACAATCTTCTTTGTATTCTTTCAATATCTTTTTCCAACCTCTTCCTGCATACATATTCATGTAATCACATCCTTGTATGATCAAGCGTAGATCCTTTCAGACGAATCATAGTAATCGTAGTTGCTAATAGCTTTTCTAGGTCTTTTCTTTGGTTTATCAAGACCAGCAAACTGCAAGGACTGAGATGCATATCTGGTTGCACTCATTAGGTCATCATGTACCTTTACGATCTTGCCATCTTTCCTATGATACATCCTAAGTTCTTCAAACCACAACCTTAAATAATTAAAAACCTTGAATCTACCTGTCTGCATTCTTTGTAACATATCCATAATTCCCGGTTCAAGTGCAATTCCACCTTCAGGATTCTCAAAATGCTTGTGAGCCATATTCACGCCCTGCTTACGATAAAGTTCTGCCAAGGGCTTCCCTGAACCTTTATCATGTTGGGAACCATCGTGAGGCCACACTACAGGAACCCATGAGCCTCTTTCCTTAATTGCGGCAGAATGTACCACAGGAGTTTCTGCAGATTTACGATAACAGTCATATACATAAACTGTATCTGTATCTCTGTCCCATGCAATCCAGACTGCGGCAGTTGGGTGATCCCATCCAAAATCCAATCCACATAAGCGAGGCCAGTATTGGGGCAATGGGAATGGTTCGACTTCAAGATCATCCTCATTTACAGGAAAAACAAGTCCAGAACCTAGAACTGGTATTCCTTTTGAACGCATATCTCTTTCATGCGGAGGAAGTGCGGCTAATATCTCTGCCTTTACATCATCATCCAGATGTATAGCATCATCCCATGTTGCATGATAAAGTGCCTGTGACTGTCCGAGCTTTGTCATAAACTGAGTTACAACTTCAGTCATTCCACTTTCGGGAGTGAATGTCATATAGACAATACCTCCACCTTTAAGTGCGGCTCTTAATGCCTGAGAGTATATATCCTGCGGAGGTTCCTCATCGAGCCATGTAACATCTACTGCCTTACCCATCCATTGCATCTTTCCCTGCTCATAGGACTTAAAGATCAACTTGGAGTTCCTGCCTGATACATGCTTTACCTTCAAACTCTGGTATGCATTTGGAACACCGGGCATTCTTAGTGGAGTACCAGAAATATACTGTTTTGGTATTGCACCCTTGCCGAATTCTTCCTCATCTCCGGGTTCACCAAGCAACTCTGCCTGTACAATGTCCCTAGTATTTGCAGTTGTGTTACCAGCCGCCCATGCAGTTATAGGTCTGTTAAACTTTGCTCCTGTCCACCATTTAGGGTATCGTCCAGTTAAGTGAAATGCCATCTCGGATGCACCGCAAAATGTCTTGCCAGTTTTATTTGCCGCCATCAATAGACGTTGCCTAGCAAGGCGACCTGTCATGTCCTTTGCATCATGGAACCGCTTCTGGTAATCATATGGTTCATATTCCAGAAGCCGATTCGTTTCATAAATATCTGAAATTTGTTCTGCAATTTCAATTGCTTTTTCAGTTTTATCTGTCATGCATCAGGTATTTTTCTATATAGTTTAGGTCTTGCAAATTTAGGCAAAGTAAACGAAAGGGTTTCTAGTGCAGTTGGATCTCGCTTTATTCCTATTTTTCCAAACTCCTGTTTAGCTTCTTTTCTTGCTCTAGCTACTCCAAATATACTTGAGAATAAACTGAATGCACCTATTCCCCTAGTGAACTTCAATCCTTTCCCTACTGTAGTCTTGTAGCGAGGTTTATCTTTTCCATGGAATTGCTTCTGAAGTTCCTTAGTTACGTTGGATGTTAATTCTTTATTAACTGGCAATGCCTTTTTCTTTGCTTTTACCTTCAATTTATCTTCTATAGCCTTAATACCAGCTTCTTTACTTACTGGTTTATGGTATTTTTGCATTGCAGTAGTTACTTTCCTGATTTTTATTTTAGGTCGAGCATCTATCGGTGCATCTACTTTAAGCCCCGGTGTATGAGGTTTCTTAGGAAAAGTCTTTTCAGGTAATTTTATACCTTTACCCGGATACCATCGTGTACCAACTACTCCTCCTGATGTTGAGAGAGTTTTATCTGGTGCAATATTTTGTGCTATGTAAGACTTTATACCAGCTAATGAACGATCTCCTGATGTTCTTAACATAGAGACTTTTTTACCAATTCTTTTCTGTTTTGCTAACTTTTTTTCATCTGACATTTCCTTACGAATCTTCAGTTCAGGATTTCTATCTCTTCCAATATATTGTTTTTCAGTCCAATGAACTTTATCGGCACTTATTAACTTTCCTTTAAGATGTGGCCCTCTTATAACTTTTTCTGATGGTAATACTGTATCAGTCTTATTTTTGAATACATCTCCGATTATATTTAAGAGGATTCTTCTGGATGCTGGTGCTTTAGTCCATTTTTTCCATTGCCGTGATCCTTTAACAATTTTTGTCAGTTTTCCTAATTGCTTATTTTCTTTCTTAATAGCCTTATCTTCCTGAGACATGGATTCTTCATCTACTTTACTTAAATGGCGAATTTTTTTATCGTCATCAGTATAATCTTTTAACTCAGGTTTTAATTCATCCGATTTACTTAATACTGCTTTTAGACCGAATTTACCAAAGTGGAACGGCCCCTTACCTTTATATTGCTTATTTAGGTTTTCTGGTCCGAAATTAGGATCATCTTCTGTTTCAATAAATTGAAGATCAGGACTATCTGCTTCAGAAATATTTAGGTACTCACCTGATTTTACAGGATAAGGTACATCTTTCTTCAGGTTGGAAATTCTATCTAAAGTGGGTTGATCAAGAGAGTAATACTTGGCTTTGTCTTCTGCAACCTGTAATCCTGCAAGCATTGACTTAATATCAGCTTTTACCTTAGTAACTTGTCCCTGACCCTCACCTATTATTGGCAACCTAGTTACTTTCTTACCTTTTAGCTGTATTGTACGGATAGTATCTGGAGCTTGTTTTGTAGAACCTCTACCAATATCTTCAAGTTCATCAAGAAATGCTTCAAAACCTTTTTTAAGACCTAATCCTCCCTGTTTTGGAGAACCTGTTAGTTCAAGAAATCTCTCATGATGTTGTTTTGTAGCCTTACCCGGATATACTATTTTTCCTTTACTACTAAATGATATTTTCTCAACAGATTCACCGGGAGCATTTATCTTACTGATATTAATAGGTTCTTTTTTCCTTATGGGTAATCCTTTCTTATTTGTTCTGAATAAATGTCCTCTACTTACAGTTTGAAGTTTCTTAGGATCTCTGCTAGGAGGAAGATATTTCGTAAATCCTTCACTTGCCCACTCACTAATCAACTGATCTGCCTGTGAAGTCCTTGAACCACGAAATTGAACTTGGACATCACCATGTCTTTTCCTTGCTTGGCTATATCTCTTAGTCAAGGCTCTTTTAAACGCCTTTGGATCAGATATTCCTGAAGATGGCCCTTGGAAATATATTGTTTTTGCGTTGCTAGGAGGACTAGAGGATGAAGATTGATTAGATACTCTGGATTGTATTGCTTTACTGAGGTTCTTAGGCATATTACGAGTAGGATTTGATGCCGCTTGTAAACCTTGGGATATTGCTTTGCGGTTAGTAAATTCTCTATTGCCAGCTACGTTAATAGTAACATCTTCTTTACCTAATCCTGAAACTAAGTTGGATACTTGACTAGGTGTGGGATTTTGAAGGAAGGGTTTATTGTGTTTTTTGGCTAGATTTCTTGTTAAACGTGAACCGGGAGAATCTTCTTTACCTTCAACAGTATAAATAAGTGTAACATCGGATTTTAATACGTTTTGTTCTGTACGAGGTCCATATGTTCTTTCTCGACCTTGATAAGAAGTCGTATCTGCATCTGATATTTCTGATACGCCATAATCTTTTAATGATAAATCAGATCCTCTTGATGTCTGGTATTTCTTTGGTGCTGTACCGCCTGTTTGGAAACCTAGTTTTTTGGCTTCCTCCAATCCTATCTTATCTGCACCGATCTGACCACCAGATATAACTCTGATTTTAACTTTCTTAGCCATAACTAAAGTATCTTAATATTCAGTTAAGATTGTTCTACCAACTCTCTTCTTTTTATCTTCCTTGCGCTTGTTAAGAGCTTTGGTTGCACCACCAACTGCGAACAAGCTAAGAAGTTTATTAAGATTATGTTTTAATAAGAAACTTATTCTCTGTTTGTCACTTAAAACTCCTTCTGATGCTTTTGTGCTTCCTCCTTCAAAGGACGACTGTGTTTCACCCGATATATTCTGTGAACTTTTACCAAGAGGTTTAAATTTTATCTTTCCTTTACTGCCTCCTCCAGATCCAGCCAACTTCTCTATCATACGAGATGTGGATGATCCCATTTCAGTTCCACTACGAGTCCACTTATTCCACATTTTTGCCATGTTATATCCTAATTGATTGTTGGGCCTGATATGACTTTCCTGCTCCTGAAAGCCGCTACAAGCATTTTAGCACCATCATCTCCGACAAGTGCAACTAATTGTGCGTTAAGCTCCTCTACAGTCCGTGTGGGATCAATATCATTGAATGCCTTGTATCCACCCCTGTCTAAGATTTCCTTTGCCGCATTGAGCTTCACAGTATCGCTGTCGCTATCCATCAATCTCTCAATAACTGTCAATGCTCTAGGCCCACCTTCCCTTAAACGCTGATAAAACTTCCTGTCAATCTCATCCTTGTTCTCAATGACAAGTGCCTTACCCTGTAACTTCAGCTTATATGGGTTTTTCTCCTTAAATCCTGCCTCCCTCATTGAAACTAGGTAATCGCCTGTCTCAACAAATGAATCTATGAACTTGTCAGTTGCTTCCATATCCTGATTCCCTGTCGGATCTTCGTTTCTTCTCCCAGTAATCCTTTGGCTTGTTTGGATCTTTAAATACGTTCCAATGTTCCTGACGTAGCTTCTTCCATTGTGCATCTGATCCTATAACCCTGTTCTGGTTTGCTCGCATTTCTGCTTCGCTCTTTACAGATTCCTTTTTCTTTCTTGCATTCCAAGGATCTTGCATTGCTTCAGCAAAATGACCTTGTCTCTCTTTCTCCCATGCCTTTCCTCCAATTTCAACTCTGGATAAAAGACCGGGGCCTCTAAATGGTTGTGTCATTGTATTGGAAGATAACTCTGCTTTGCTGAATACCTTGTTCTCTTTCTTTGGACTAGACAACCCCTCCCGGAACTCCATACGCCTCACCATCTTCTGAGGACTGTAAGAACCTCCCCTCTTTAAATACTTGAATCCCTCTGCTAACTTAGACCACCAATCGTTCTCATTTACAAATGATGTTCGCTTCTTCTTACTGTAAATATTCTTCGTTGCTCCACTACTACTGTAATGACTGCCGTTCTCATCTTCTCCCTTGTGTGCCATGTTATTCCTTATCTGCTTGTTTGTCCGTGATTTCCTTTAACCATACTGCACGGCTCTCCCATTGTCTGATATATTCGCATTCTGGATGTAAATAGCTGTCCGTGAATATCTCACCTTGTTCGTTGGCTTGCTCTATCCAAACTCTGGGTCGCTTCGGCATATCAAAGTTAAAGCTGTTGTTAGATTATTACTGAATCTAATGCCTATTTTCCTAACTTGCAAATCTTTTCTTAAAATATTTAATATTGTGTTTCAGTTACTTAACACTTATTTTCACACCGTGTAGAGAGATGGGACGACTATACTCGCCTCCTCATCCTTTTTATGACCCCCCACCCCGCTAAAACAATGCATGACGGTACAGGATGATGGAAAATAAAAGTCATTCATTCTCAATGTCTCGCTTCGCTCGCACTATTATTCTTTCTTTCATAGCAGGATGTTAACATTCAAAGCAGGATGGTAAATAAAATGGAGGTGTCCTTACAGGAAGAAACAAACTATATATCTGTTAACAATCAGTCACTACTACATATACACAGTATAGTAGGGAATATATAGAGTATATTAAGTTATAGAGAATGTATTTAATATAGTAGATATATATATATATAGGATTTGAAAAGAATACACAAGCCTATAAATATTACATGAGAATCTTGTATATCTATCAGATTCCATTATTACAATCTACGATTGCCGATAGACCAATCTAACGATTGACCCTTCGGGTGCTTCGCATCTATCTAATACATGGAATCTATTGATTGATATACTTGCGATTCAGGCATAGATAACAATATCTGGCATAAAAAATATTTTTTTCAAAGTAACGATCTTCTTCTTGTTTGGTTGGTCTTGTAAGCAATTACTGTCCTTCTAAACATTTAGTTAATTATCGTTGCTCTCGTCCTCTGGATTCACCAGACGACAATAATCTCTAATGAGAAATAAGATGACTGATAAAGAAACGATTGAAAAGCAAGCTAAACGTATTGCAGAACTAGAAGCTACCCAAAACAATGTAGCTAGTCCTTGTGGATTCTTGGATATATGGAGTGATTCAAGTGCATCAGAAAGAAGGGAGTACACTTTGGAAGAATTACTAAATTGGGTAAAACTAGCACAAGCTAACGATGGTATAATTGGAATTAGAAGCCAATACATGAAGGCATCCGATCAAACACCGGGTACAATAGCTTCATATCAAGTATTTCCATCACATGTTCTCACCTATGAAGAGGACAATAAGCAGAAGGAAGAGCTTGATAATCCAACTACATACAGGACTAAGC